AGCCTTTGAAAAAGTCATAGAGTTTATAATAGGGGAAGATTCATAAGTTACTGTAGCCTTGTCAGTTGCACCATCACCGTGTACAGCAGTAATAGTATAAGGACTTGAACCAGTTAAAACTAAATCAACACTACCTACCCAAACATCTGTATTAGTATTTCTGGTCAATGTAACAGCAACGCTATTAACTAAAACAGTTGGCTTAAATGTATCTTTACCTGTAACTGCTAAAATACTTACAGTTACTTCTTGAGTAGAACTTACGCAGGACTGTAATACATAATCATTATCAGTTTTTATTTTGGTTCCAACATTGCCTGTACTTGTAGGAACAACATCGGTAATTGCTACAAAACCTTCATATCCTGAACCAATCTTACCAATGTTTTTAGATAAGTGTTTGATATAGGCTAAGTTTTTATACACCTCATTGACAATCCAGAAGGCATCACCAACTCGTTTATCAACAATATTAGAACCTTCTCCACCACGTAGAGTACGAATTGATCCAGCCATTATACCCATCCCCTATTTTGAAATTTAATATTGGTTTGTACGGTTGTAGAAGATACAATATCAGTTGAAGCTACTTCAGCACATATCTGCTCAAACCTTGCAAGTTGTTTATCTGATTTTACTTTAGCATCATCAGAATTAATATCAGCAAAAAGTAAATGAGCAACATAAGCCTCAAGTGCACCATATAAAGGTTCAGGTAATACTATTTCTTCTAACGGATCACCAACACGCAGTAAGATATGTTTAGATTGATAAACAACATTAATAAGTTTACCTGTAACTGGTTCAGGTACCTGTACAACATCATACTTAGGAGTGAATACTGATTTGCAGTTTGTAACATCATTTAAGGGTAACTCACACCCGTCATTGTCATAAACAAATAGAACCTTTAAAACATCATTAACAAATACTTCACCAGGCAAATCTAAGATATAAGGAATCTCTACACCATCTTGAGGATATAGTGTTTCAGAGTATAAAGAGTTTAGTCTGTAAGACGTAATATGATCTCTTAAAGAAATAACTACATCTTTTTGATTAAGAATAAAACGGGTGTAAAGTCTAATTAGACCTTCATTAATAGCATCAACAACTTTAGTTCTATGAGATAACTTAATAGTTAAACCATTGTTATCTTCTATTAGGTTTGTATTTGATAACCTTCCATTAGCTAATCTTTTACAAAATTCTTGTAAATTCATTTTAGTTTATACCAGGTAAGATTCTAAATTGCTTGGGTAATCACTTGAATCATCCAAACTCCAGATACCATCATCACCAACAGAATGGGTTAATGCTTCTGAAGGTTTCCAAGGTTTTAAAAAACCTAACATAGAAATAGTATCAATACAGTCATCTTTGCCCTTTAATCCACTAAAGGTAGCTAATCGAAGTTCTTGCATGAATTGCCCCATTATCTTACTTTGTTTCATTTCTTCTGGAAAGAACATTTTTCCCATTTTGAACCAAGGAACAACAATATTAAATCTAGCCAGCTTACTTGTCATTGGTCTAATACCAGGAGTATTAGTTGTATCAGAAGAAGCAAAATTAAACCAAACATTTCTGTTAATCATTTCCCCCTGTAACCATTTGATAAATGCTACCTGCTGACCAGTAATTTCTATACCTACCTGTTGGGGTCTGTATATTTGAACCAAACGAAAAAGATCATTAATGTTCTTATCCATCGTTTGTCTTTCACAAATACCATCTACCCAAAACCAATCACCATTAGAATTATAAGCCCATACTGAAATAACAGAATTATCTGATTTTTTCTTTTCAGAGTTAGCCAAATCAGTTGTGATATAAAAATTAAAGTTACCTAAGTTAGCTAATAATTTTTTTCTTTGATACCAATTAATCTCAGCATCAGTAACTAATCTTTCTTCTTCAGAAGTTAGACGTAACATTAACTCTTGGTAAAACCCAGATAACTTACCCGTCTTTTCAGCCATGTCATATTGTTCTTTAATATAAGCATAGCTAAATCTATCAGGCCAAGCTCCACTAAATTCTTCTTCAGTACAAGGAAATTGTTCACATACTGGCCATACATTTACATCCCAAGCACCAGATTCAACTGCCTCAACAAGAATATCTGTCTTATTAAATGGTGTACCATTAAAGATTACTTTTCTTTTTGTTGGGTCTAAAGCATGGTTCACCCCCTTGTAAACAGTATCTTTAATCTTCTCCATAGAAGCTAAACTATTAGAATCTTCATCACTTACCAAGTCATCAAGAATAGCAATCTTAGGACGTTTACCAAATATCTTGGTTCCCCTTAGACCAGTCTTAGCACCAAACATCTTAATACCAAGTAACTGTCCTTCTCTATTTCCAAACTCAATATAATTATCAGTAAAGGTAGCATGGGGAATCCATTGCTGACAGAACTCAGAATTATTATATCTAAACTCAATGTTTTTTCTTGCAGACTTTACTCCGTTATCCATTGAGTCAGAGACGTAAATCAAACCATCCACTGAACCAAAATTAGGAAGGTAATGAAACACCCCTACGAATAAACAGAAGTACTCCATAAACAAAGTAGTCTTACCACTACCACGAAAACAAAGGTTAGCTGTATAGTCTCTACCACTGACTACTTTATCAAGCATTTTTAAATGAACAGGTGGTGTCTTATGGGATTCCCCCACACCACCATTCACTAACTTAATAAAGTTCATGTAAGTAAGAGCAAACTCAGATGGTATGTAATCAGCAGAGTTTAGAATTTTATAATCTACCTGATCTAACCAAGTATCAATATCTTGTTTAATCATCGACATGATCTATCACCAAACCCTGATCAGCAATAGACTTGGTAGTAACACCTTGTCCAATAAGATCTCTTTGTTGTTGAGCCAGTTGAGTAAGAGTAGCCTTTAATTCATTTAACCCAGAACCTTCTCTTAGATCCAAATTAATAAGAGGACCTACTTCTTTTGGTTTAGCCAAATGGGTCAAGATACTATTAGCTGCCTGCATCCTTACCATTTCAGAATTAGCATTACTCATCAAATCAGCTTGAACATTGATAGCCTTCTGATAAATATGCTGGTTCAATACCCAAGTAGGTATTAAAGATTTCTCCAAGATAAGATTAACTAATCTACCTTTATTGTACATAGACACATAAGAAGATATATCTTTAGCACTGGTTCCATTATTAAGTAACGTTCTATATCTAGCAGGGAAGGTACGAGCATAGGCATCTTGATTACTCATACCCATTAACTTAAAGCTTACATATATTACAGCACTAAGGTAATCTTCAGTCTTAAACTTACCCTCACTTAATACTTGAGTATAACTAAGAAAATTATCCTTTACAGCTTCAGCCATAATTGGATCAGCTACACAGTTATTAATATTATCTACTAACTGTTGGGTAACATTATTCTTTAGATTAGGTGGTAAAGCATGAGTTACCTGTTGTAAGGTCAGCATAAATTATTTACCTATATTAATTCGTTTAAGTAATATTCTACTAAACTTGTGCATAACTTCATGTTGCTCAAGAATCAATTCCCTCTCTGCTTGAACCAAAGAATGAAATAAATCTGTAGCCATAAAAGCACATAATGCTTGTGTCTGTACCATAAGATCTAAATAGTTTCTTTGAGTTTGTTCTAAGAAACAACCCATAGTATTTACTTGGTTCAATTTATCTCTAACTAAATATTCCTCTAATATTTTTAATTTACTAATAGCACTTTTCTTGGTTGCATCTTGTGCTTTATCAAAATCACTAATGTAAACAGGATCCCCTGATACTAATGAACCATTTTTAAGTATAAAGGTACACATAATTAACTTACCACCCATAACAGCATATTCTTCTTTTTGAACCAAAGATAAAAGATACTCATCAGTTAATTCTTTCATTACTATTCTCAGTTATTGTTTAGGTCATGTTTAGTAAACCATAACCTGTTTACATAATCAATATTTAAACGTATATTGCTATAAGTGAGTTTGATACCCAAGCAAGTAAGTGGGGCTAATAACACTTGCAGTTAGAGCTATCATTACCTCCATGTTGTACGCTTCACCTTGGTAGTGATCTAACACTAAGCTATACTTCGGTATAGCTTTTTTATTTATTAGAGACAGCATTAATAATAACGTTACTGTTTATAGTCACATCTTTTGGATTAGTAGTCTGGGTGTATAGTTAAGGATATATCTAGTAATTGTTAGATATAAACTTAAGTTGTATATAGTATTAATTTTTAAAATTTTTTATGCTGATTTAGGTAATAGCTACTTACGGTTGTAGATCTTCAGTTTATATCTAACTTTTATACGGAGATTTTTCATAAAATTTTTTGGATATAGTAAATAAGTTTATAGTTACTTACTGGTGCAGGTATTCAGTTTATGTCTAACAATGTTATAGGTAAATATTTAAAATATTTTTTATACTGATTCAGTACATAGTTACTTTCAGGTGCAGTACTTCTATCCTCACACCTCGTCACAGCAAAATCATCCCCCCCGTCAAAACCAAATTTGTTCAAACATGGTACCCCACCTCAATTAATCTAGCTCCGCTAGTGTTGGGATTCTCCCATCAACTAACCTTTGAGGTAATAATTATGGCTACTGCTAAAATGGGCTTAAGCTCAATCTTCTCCGTTGTAACTGCATC